GAATCGCGGATACAGAACGCCGTCGCCGTCCGCGCCAACGCGTTCGTGCGGATCGTCGTGCAGGTCGCCTCCGCCGAGTCCCACAGGATCTCGAACTCGACCGTTCCGCTTAGCAACGTCGCCTTGATCGCTTCCCAAACGGATCCGCGCGTCGTGATGTCCGCCTCGCCGGCTTCGACATTAAACGACACATCGCGCGTGTTCTCGACCTCCGTCGTCGCCGTGGATCCCGCCGTGCCGATTTGCAGGAGTCCGTCCAAACCAATCTTGATCGCCATGTCGCGGCCCTCCGGAAAATGAACAGGGACCGCGCGACAATGCCGCGCGACCCCTGTCAATGGCCGCGAGTTTGACAGCCTCTAGCCGGTAGCTAACCGGCACTGGCCGTTTGTCACGAATCACGCGACACCGTCGCGCGATCCCGTCTCGTTATCTACGAACTACGCCCCCGCCACAGCTTCCCGAACTCCGGTCGAGATCGCTCCAACGCCGGCCCTCTAAACGGTCTACGCCTGATTCGGATCGGCTTCGCCGCCGCCCCCTTATCCCGCCGCGTCGCCCAACCGCCCTGGTCCAGCAACGCCGGCCCTGGCTTCGATCCCCGCAACTTCGACCACGCCCGCAACGGTCCGACAATGACTCCCGCGTCCTCAACCGCGAACCGGATCGACCGCTTCAACCGCTTGGTATGCGAATGCGGTGGACGCCCGACCGCCGACGGCCGCTTCCGCACGGGCATCAACCGCATCATTGTCTTGCGGACAAACGCCCCAACCCGGAACAAGTACCGCCGCTCCTCGCGTCGCATGACCGACATCACATGCGACTTGCGGAAGTTCATCCTGAAACGCATGTTTATCATTGGAACAAGTGGTACGTGTACGAATGCAACGACGTGAACTGCCGCTGCGTTTCCAGGTCTTCCGTCGAGAACGCCGGCCAGTTCTCGTCCGTCACCATTTCGTCGCCGACGTACTTCGCCGTATCGCTCCCCACGGGATTGAAATTGAGAAACCGAAAATGCTCCGTGATCTCGTCCGCGAAGTTCAGCAACGGGTCGACAACCGCGTTCGTCAACGCCGTCAACGCTTTCCTGATCCCGATCACGATTGACAATTCGAGCCCCACTCGCCCTCGCGCGTCGATCGTCGTCGCCACGCCTCTCGGCATCACCATTACGGACAACGTCTTGAGGTCTTTCAGGTCCACCACCGGGGAATAGACCCGCGTCGCCGTGAACGTCTGGGTCCAGGATTGCGCGTTGAGTTCCGTGACAATCCCGTCGGCAAGTTCGATCAGCGGAGCGGTCACAGCGTTTCCGTCTCCTTGCAGTGAACCGTCCAACGGTTCCGAAACTCATCCTTCTCCCACGCCTGCCCGCCGCCGTGCTGTTCCATCAACTCGAATACGATCGTCGACTTCCCACGCAGCCACCACACTTGATCGCCCCTCGCCGGCTCCGTCTCGCCCGTCGACAGCACCAAGTCTTCCGCCGGGAACGAAAACGACGTCGCCGTGTACGTCTCGACCACCGTCCCCCGCTCGACCTCGAACTCCGTTCGCGTGACCGTCGCCCGAACGTCAACCGCTTCCTCGCCCCGCCGGTACGTCACCATTTGCGACGCGTGTTCCGCGAGTTGGTCGTTCACGAACTCCGACCCCCACTCGATCATGTCCCGCATGGCTTCACCCTACGGGTGCAAGAAGATGCGGGCGGTATCGTCCGCGTCCGCCGCCGCGTCGTCGACGCATTCGCCGACGAGCTTGTTCGTTCCGCCGCCGTCCGTCGTGACGACGACCTCGTTCGTCGCGTCCCAATACGCCAGGTCGCCGAGGGCGAAGGTAACCCCGCCCCCGGCTTCCTTGGCGAAGTCGAATACGCCAAAGGTCGCAACAGCGCCCTTTCGGTTTGCATCGATGTCCTCTTTCGCGACGCACACTAGATCGCCGAACAACACCACGTCGCCAGCCGTCACGTCCGACGTCGGCGTGTAATCGATCGACAATCCGAGATGTGCATACGTCGCGAGAGCCATCGTCGCTCCTCCGCGTCAACTCATCGTTGACGAACCACCCGGCCTAGGCTTCCTCCGCCCAGATCCCGCGCATCGACAGGACCATCCATCCCGTGGCCCCGCCGTACGCCAAGTGGACGTAGTCGCCCTCTTTCGCCGTGGCCGCCGTGAGGATCAGATCCTTGTTGTCGGTCCCCGTGAGGTCCGCCCCGAGCAGCTTGTCGTTCGCGTTCGGCGAGATCATCACCGCGACGCTATCGGCCGCCGCACGGATCACGTACTCGGCACCGGCCGTCGTCGCCGGCAACGTCACGACGTACGTCGCCGACCCCGTGACGTTCAACACCTTCGACGAATCCTCCGCGTCCAGCGTCTTGTCGGCAGTCGTGAGGTCGACCGCCTCCCAAAGCCGGTCCTCCATGCACGAAGGCATCCGCTGTTGACGCAGCGCGACCTTGACCTTCGCCGCGTCCGTCGCCGCCGCTTCGGCACACACGCCCAGGTAGACGTCGGAGATCGTCGCCGCCGACTTGTGAACGGCCTGTTCGTTCACGCGATCGAAGTACACGTCCTCGCCGATCCGGAACACCGGCCCCGACGAGTCCTCTTTCGCGACGCTGTACACGCCGCTAATCGCGACCGCTCCGACCGCGCTCGCCGCGATGTCGACCTTCGCGACGCCAACGAGTCCGCCGACGACCACCACGTCGCCGGCGCTTACGGCAGCCGCCGGCGTGTAGTCAATCGACGTGAACTCCCTTTGCCACATATCCGCAACCGCCATCGTGTCACCCTCGCTATTGAGTGTTGTTTTCGTTCAATACCTTCGGGTCAGCCACTACCCGTGGATTGCATCACGCCGCGACTAGGCGGCACCCTTCGACATGACCGCCCCGCGGTGATCGACTTGACAGACGCCGAAGTCGAAGTACCCGCGCCATGCTCGCCCGAGAACGTCCGCCGGCAGATCCGCGTTCTCGACGACCGGCGTCTCGCGCCCGTTCAAGTACGCGATCCCGAACGCCGCCACGTCGTTCGGGTTCCCGAACAGGTACCACGCCGTCGTGCTGTACCCGGTGAACGCCGAGTTCGACAGGTACGGCGACTCGACTGGCTTGTACTTGCCGGCGAACACGTTCTTGTCCGGCTGCTTGCCCGTGTTTCCCGACTGGAGGTTCGTCGAAACGTACAACTCATCGGCCGCGACCCGCAACTCGGGCGGGACGACGAGGTACTTGCCCTCCACAAGGATCGGCTTCCCGTCTGCGTCCGTCTGCTTCGACAGCTTCGGCACCGCCTGGGCAAGGCCCGCCGACGTCAACGTGGTCGTCGCCCCGCTGATGTAGTTCGCGTTGTCCGACCCGAAGTACGTGCTTGTGTTGGCGAGTACGAGGGTCCAGAAGGCTTCCTCCAACGCCAGCGCCGCCCCGCGTCCCATCATCCGGGGCAGATCCGTGAACGCCGACAGATCATCGTTGATAATCATCTGCCGGGTGAGTCCGAAGATCCGCCCGTAGGTATCGACGCTGTAGGTGAAGCTCTGCTCGCCGATCGTCGCGTGCTTCAGTTCACCGTCCGCCCCGACTTTCTTCATCACGAAGTCGCCGGTCATCTGGTACCCGGTATGGGTCTTGAAGTCCGTCGGCGACAGTTTCTTCGCGACCACGCGGGCCGCGGAAGGCACCGCCCGATAGGCCGCCAGCATCGCTTTCCGCAACGTGTTGCCGAGGATCCCCGGCAGACTCGCCGTCGAGAATCCCGCCGCCGCGATCTCCGACGGCGATGCCGCCTGGATCTCGTGAAACGATCGCGGACGTCCGTCCATCGCGCAACACAACCCGACGAGTCCCGCGATGCTCAGGCCGCGATACTGGTCCGCCGCCTCCAGCGTCTTGTCGTCGTATTCGGCCTCGACGATCTCCGTCGGCTCCGAACTACCGAGACGCAACCCGCACTCGATGATCTCTTCCGTCGGCGCGGTCCCGTTGCCCGAGTGGATCGCCGGCGCGTTCGCCCGCGACGCCCGCAGACATTCGAGTTCCGTCTTCGTGACGTCCCACCCTTCCTCGATCGCCTTGGCGCGAATCTCCGGATGGCCCTCGGTCAGCTTCTCGACCTTCGCGATCCGCAACTGCTCGGCAGCCGCCCGTTGACGGATCGCCGCGATCGCGTCGTTGCCCGCCGCCTGGATCGCGTCGCCAGCGGCGGCGTTCACGTCCGCGTTTTGCGTTCCATTCTGTGGCGTCGTGTCGCCGCCGCCGCCAGCGTCGCCCGTCCCCTGATCGCCGGCGCTCGCCGCGATCTCGGCCTCGTACTTGGCCTTCAGTTCGGTCTTCTCGTCGTCCGTCAGCTTCGCGACGTCGTGACCGTTCGCCTTGAGCCACTGCTCGAAGTTCATGTCTATAACCTCCAATTGGTTTGACTGTGCGGCTCCGGCCGCGACTCTCGCAGACGTGTTGTCGTCCGCGCCCAATGCAACGAAGCTGACCTCTCGCAACGTCGTCGGCCTCGCCACCAACAACGGCCCGCGAAACGTCCTCCCATTCACTCGAATCGATTGACCGGCGCGGACCTCGACCATCGCATGAGGTCGCGCCCCGATCGACGCTTGCCACGGGAACCCGTTCCCGCTGCTCGCGATCACTTCCCGCGCGTCTTCGCTCGCGCCGGAAACCACTCCCGCGACAATGATTTGGTTGTCGGCGACCTTGATCTTCATCGTGTGCCCGACGATCCGCGTCGCGTCGTGATCGCGGAGGATCGGCCGCATCTGCTTGGGCACCCGCATCGCCGCCAGATCGACGACGACCGGCAACGGGAAGTTGGGCAACCGCATCGCGTCGCCCGTGTAGGCGACCATCTCGAACCGCTTCAGCGATTCCTTCTCGCTCGCCTTCAACTCGACTTCGCCCGCCGCCAATAGCGTGAACTCCGCCGGGACCGTCGACGCTTCGATATTTCGCAGTTTCATCGCCCTAGGCCGCCGTCTCGGCCGCCTCCCCCTTGCCCTTCGATGATTCACCCGTCGCCGCCTTCCCGCCGTCAGACGGCCTCTCAGGCTGCGACGCGTCGTCCTGCTCCGGCCCAAGCCCCAACTTCTCGCGCGCGTCCGCCTTCGCCTTCTCGTATTCCGCCTCCTCGATCGCCTTCTGGCGGATCTCCGGAAGCCAGTCCTTCCCCTTCCGCCCGTATATCGCCGCCAACGTCGTCGTGCCGTTGGCAAGCTGAATCTCT